ACCTTGAGGCATACAAGATGTTGTGCCTACCGGAAGGCGTGGACGCAAAATATCTGTCCGTGGCAATGCAGCAGGGGGATATCCAAACCCTGGCCGACGCCTTGAGGCACAGTATCTTAAGCATCTGTGGGATACCCTCTCAGGCAGCTGAGAGCGCCAGCACTTCGGATACCGGCAGCGCCGTTATCCTGCGAGGTGGTTGGGAACAGGCAGAATCCAGAGCGAAAAGCACTGAGCTTGAATTCAAGCGGGCTGAAAAGCAATTCCTTCGCCTGGTGCTCCGTATCCTCCGTGATACCGTAGGCACACCCCTTAAGGTGCAGGACATTGAAATCAAGTTCACACGCAGGTATGTGGATAACATCCTGACGAAAACCCAGGCTCTGCAACAGCTGCTGACAGCGGGCATTGCGCCCCGGGTAGCTATTGCCACTTGTGGTCTGTGGAATGATCCGACAGACGTATACCTGCAATCCAAAGAATACTTAAGCCAATGGGATGTGACAGCGGATGAGGATGTACGAACGGACAGACACGGCCATGAAACGGCTGGCGGAGATGATACGCAAGGAGTTCGCCAAGAGCCGGAGGATGATGGGGTTTGATGAGCTGAACGTTATCCAGGCCAGCAGGGAGCTGTACACCAAATTGGCAGACGCCAATCAGACGGCATTCCTGAAACTGGCCCGGCAGCGATATCAGGACATCACCGGTGAAGAGGATGAGGAAAAAATCTCCCTGGCGTGGCTGATGCTGCTCCTGTTGGGCTATAACCCGGTGACGGAATTCATCTATGAAAACGAGGTAGCCCGCAAGCGGGAGCGATTTGCCGAATCCTTGGTAGCCAGCGCCAATAAGCTGGCTGCGATTCGCCGGGCCATGGGGTTGTGGCTGTATCAGACGGAACAGTATCTTGTCCTGGTGGAGGATGCTGCCGTACTGGAAGCCTACAAAACCATCGGCGTTAAGCGAGTCCGTTGGGTCACACAGCAGGACGAAAGAACCTGCCCTACCTGTGGCCCCATGCATGACAAGGTTTACAACATCAATAAGGTACCGCCGAAACCCCATCGATACTGTCGATGCTACCTGGTGCCGGTGGACTAAGAAAAAAGGAGTGAAAAAAGATGCGTGACATCAGATGCCCACGATGCGGCTCCCTTATGGGCCGTGTGGACGGTGAAGCACAGCTCAGATGCCGACGTGCCCGATGCTATGCCATCGTCAATGTAAGCACTCATACAGGGGAAGCAACCATGATTCGTTACGGTGCGGGTACCCAGTACATACGCTGTAACGAGAAAACCACTTTGGATGAAATTGACCTGAAATACCTGAGAGGGGAATTTCCTCAGCCATAATGCTTTCTTTCTAAAAAACAAAGGCGCAAGGTAGGTTCTTAAGGAGCTTACCTTGCGCCTTTTGATTTGCTTGAGCATGTTGCACGAAGTAAGCCAGTATTTCACAGCTCCCTAAATATTGACATTATATAATTGCAGTGCTATTCTTTGAATGAATATTGTGGTGTAGGAGCGGAGCAAAGATGCCAACGTTCAGGTGCGCTGCATGCGGTGCAAAACTTCAATTAAAGGAAGTTTCAAAAACTCCCACTTGCGAATATTGCGGTAGCAGTGTTTTTTTGACGCAGGAAACACATGAACATATTGTTGCAATGCAAACAGATGAAAAGCATCAGGAGGCTAGAGGCATGGATGTTAAGTCGCAAGGCGAAACAGCAAACGTGTCAACGTATCAAGAATCAAAGCCTATGAGTATCATTGCGAGAATAGTCATGTGGATTCTGAGTGGATTCTTTTTTCTGTCTGCTTTTGCATCCATGCCCAGTGTAACCAGCTTTTTTATGGTACTTCTGGCATTGTTCTTTTTGCCTATTTCTTCAATTCAGAACCTGAAAAAAAGACTGTTAAAGAAAACATGGATGCAGATTGTTGTTCCCCTTGTGTTGTTTTTTGCAGTTATAGGAACATTTTCGTCCGCTTCCGTTGATTCCCAAACAGCACCCCCCTCTGTACAAGAAACCATAGAAGCAACTAATAGTATTGTTGCAGCCAATCTAGACCAAGAAACTGAAACTCTCGCTCCTACTAACGATGCTACCATTGTGAATGCACAAGAGACCGAGAGACTGACACTTCCGCCTACTGCAGAAATTACTGCCTCACCTGAACCCACAGCTATACCTACCGCTACTCCCACAGCTAAACCTACGGCAACGCCTACTCCTACCGAAGAAATAATCTCTTACGTTTATAACAAGAACACAAAGAAATTTCATTATTCCTGGTGTAGCAGTGCAGATGACATAAAAGAAAAGAACCGTGGTGAACGTACCACCACGCGCACTAAAATGATTGAATTGGGTTATGATCCTTGCGGAAGGTGTCACCCATAAACAGAAACAGGGAGCCTACTGCTCCCTGTTTCTATTTATCATTTGCGTTCAATAAAAAGGTAAGGTTTTTTCCATCCGATTCGCAAATGATGGTGCCGTGTAAATCTGTCCTATAGATTAAAACGCCAGCATCCTCAAGACAACCTATGACCATTTCTGATGGGTGTCCATATGAGTTATCCGCACCAACGCTAATTATGGCATATTGAGGCTTAACTTTCTGGAGAAAAGCATATGACGTTGAACTGTCGCTACCGTGATGCCCTAGCTTTAGCACTGTTGAGGAAATATCAAAATTAGAATTCACCAAATCGTTTTCTGATTCCCATTCAGCATCGCCCGTAAACAAAAAAGTGGTCTCATCGTAACTTATTCTGACAATAATGGACAAATCGTTTGTCGATTCATATTGCTTCATGGGGGACAAGAATTGTACCATGGCTTCACCTACTGTAAATACATCCCCCACGGTTGGTATTGTTATTTCCACACCTTGCTTTGTAGTGTATTTTACGAGAGAAGAAAACTGTTTGCTGTCATACTCTAAAACAGGAGAATATACCGTCCCTACAGAACAGGCATTCAACGCAGCAGACAAACCACCTATATGATCTTCATGTGGATGGGTAGCTATCATATAGTCGATATGTTTTATTCCAAGCGTATTAGTCAAGTAGGAATAAACAAAGCTACTATTAGAAGAATTCCCCCCATCAATCATCAAAACCTCATCACCGCACAAAATGATTGCGGCGTCCGCTTGCCCAACATCCAAATAATGAATAGTTAATAATGGCGAGTCTGTGGCACAGACTATAGCGGGAATAAGCAGAAGTGCAGCTAATACAGTACAGAAAATTCCTTTCATAAAAATTGAGAAAACTCCTTTAGAATTGTTTAAAGTAAAAATTCTCCAAATTAACCACTTCCCCTGCAAATATAAATAATAAAGAGTAGCATCCTGCACTCGTAGGATGTTTTTCTTTTGTCTAAAACAATACCTTGCATACCTATTGAACCCCTTGACAGATATAGGTTTGAACATCCCTAAATGTTAAAATAAAAGTAGAAGGGAGAACTTAAACCCTTCACACCTTAATCACTACAGCAATTTCAAATAACCAATCAGTCGCATTGACGACGTTTACCCCCAGCCAGGGGGGCGAACGTCGTTTTTTTGTGATTTATCTGGCGTCTGCCAGTGAATTCCTCGGAGAGAACCGAGGTTAAACAAACACAGAGTTGGAGAGACCCAACTTAAAACCAAACACAAGCATCATCCCAGATGATGAAATCGCAAGGAGGTAATCGTATGAGTTTCGATTGGACAAAAGTTGCGGGGTACCGTGAGGACATGACCCCAGAGGAAAAGGTGGCATTGTTGGATACGCAGGAAGAGGAAAATCAGCCCCCTGCGGAGACCGAACCGGAAAAGCAGGCACCTACACAGCCTGAGCCAGAACAGCAGCCGGTCAAACCGACGCCTGGCCTGATCAGCAAGGTGCAGTTTGACAAGGTAGCCAGTGAACTGGCCAAGGTGAAGAAGGAGCTTCGTGCCCGCATGACGGCTGAGGAGCAGAAAGAGGCTGATCGTATGGCCAACGATGAAGCCATGAGGCTTGAGCTTGAAGCGCTTCGCAGGGAGAAAACCCTGAGCAACTACAAGGCGTCCTACCTGAGTCAGGGATATGATGAGCGCCTGGCAGATGAAGCAGCAACAGCTCTGGCTGACGGTGATATGGACACGGTGTTCGCCCTGATGAAAAAGCATTCCATGAATACGGAAAAGTCGCTCCGCGCTAAGATCCTGAAAGAAATTCCCGTTCCTCCGGCTGGTGAGAATCCTAGCACTGACATGGAAAAACAAAAAGAATTGGAAATCCTGCGCGCAAGCTTTGGGCTTCCGCCGCTCAAATAACAATCAACGATTTTATAGGAGGTAATGATTATGGCAAATTCTATCGCATTGGCTCAAACCTATCTTCCCCTGTTGGATGAGGTATACAAGGTAAGCTCCCGCACTTCGATTCTTGACTCTACCAAGGTTGAGATCGTGAACGGCAACACTGTAAAGGTGTTCAAAACGTCTATGGATGGCTTGGGTGACTACAACCGTGCAACCGGCTTTAGTCAGGGCGATGTAACCGGTACGTGGGAAACTTTGACGCTGGGCAAAGACCGTGGCCGCTCCTTCGTGATCGACCGTATGGACAATGAGGAGTCCATCGGCATGGCCTTTGGTACGCTGGCCGGTGAATTCATCCGTACTCGTGTGGCACCTGAAATCGACGCCTATACATTTGCCAAGATGGCCGGTGCGCCTGGCATCGATACGGCAGCAGCTGCTGACATTGAGGTTGGCGTGACTGACGTTGCTTCTCTGGTGGATGAGGCTGAGCGTTCCATGAATGAACATGAGGTCCCTGGCGAAGGCCGCCTGCTGTTCATCTCCGAAACGGCGTATGCGGCTTTGCGCAACAAGATTGCCCGCACCGTGCTGAACGACGTAACCGGCATTAACCGTGAAGTTGAAAGCTATAACGGTATGCGTATTGTGCGTGTACCTCAGAGCCGCTTCTACACTGCGATTACCCTGCAGGACGGTACGACTGCCGGTCAGACCGGTGGTGGTTATGTTGGTACGAAGGGTACTGGCTACAACATCAACTTCATGGTGGTGCATCCTTCCGCGCTGACTAAGGTTGTGAAGCACGTAATGCCTCGTATCTTCGCTCCTAACGAGTATCAGGCTGCGGACGCTTGGAAGTTCGATTACCGTATCTACCATGATACGTTCGTGTTCGAAAACAAGGTCAATGGCATCTATCTGCATCACGGTGCCACTGCTCTTGCCTAATTGCGGTGAATGGAACATGGCAGAAATCAAAACGCCTTACGGAACAGTGGTGGGGCTGATTCTTGATCCGAAAGAGAAAGAAGAGGCACAGGCACCCGAAAAGCCGAAACGCCCGGCCCGAAAGGCAAAACCCAATGAATAAAGATAAGGAGGCGGACAGCAAATGACAAGCGATGAAAAGCTTCTTAGTTTGAAGAAGCGCATTGAACCTGACACGGCTAGTGATGATTTGCTGTCCGAACTTATCGAGCAGGCAGGGGCGATTGTTCTCAATCGCCGCTTCCCGTTCGGTTATGACGAAGGCACTGAGGTTCCCGGTCAGTATGAGCGCATCCAGATTGCCATTGCGTTGGAGCTATATGCAAAGCGAGGCGCAGAAGCACAGACCGGCCACAGTGAAAACGGCATCAACCGAACCTATGAGGCAGGGGACGTTTCCCCTAGCCTGCTCAAGCAAATTATCCCAATGGTGGCGGGGGTGACAGTTCATGAGAACCCTTAAACGCAATATGCGCGAGGTGACCTATGAAAATGTGACCGCCACCGAACCTATTAAAGACGTATACGGAAACGATACGTTGGAAGTACGCAAATTGTACGCTGCTCCTGTAACTGTGCGCTGGAATATCAGTGCGGCTGTCGGTGAAGAAGCGAATGAAATATTTGGCGACTTGACCGATTACTCCAGGACAGTAACCCTATGCGGCGACTGTCCTGTTTTTGAGGGGGACAGGGTAACATTCGGCGGCAGGACATATACTGTCATCAAAATTGCGGATAGCCTCAACGGGTACCTGTTGGCGCTGCGTGAGGTGGTGAAACATGGCTAAAGAAATTACCATTGATCCACTAGATCGCAACAGCATTAACAGTGCCATTAAGGAGCTGCACAAGTACAAAGCCTGGGTGCATGCCAAAGAAAAGGAACTGCGCATCAGATTGGCTACCATGGGCGCTACAGTGGCTTCCATCCAGTTTGCCAGAGCCATTTACAACGGCGCAAACAATGTGACCGTGCGTGTGGATGATACCGGCAGCGTAGCTGTGATCTACGCTGAAGGCTCAGCGGTGGCATTCATCGAGTTTGGTTCCGGTGCCAAGTATGGCTATGGGCACCCTGAAGCCGGGAAGTTCGGCATGGGGCCGGGCACTTACCCAGACGGTAAGGGTAACTGGAACAAGCCAACAGGTTGGTGGTATGGGCACAACCAGCACAGCTTTGGTAATCCTCCGGCGATGGCCATGTACCAGGCAAGGGAGCTAATGGTGGAACAACTGACACAGATGGCAAGGCAGGTGTTTAGCGGATGATTGATGTAAGCCATGAAATTTTCACAGCAATAGCTACTCAAGTCCGTTCTGAGCACAACCCTGTAACGGTGATCGGTGAAAGCATTTCTGTTCCGGCTCAGTTCCCGTGTGTGGCCATTGATGAGGTTTATAACGTGCCGTCCCACTTGGACACCTCCAATCAGGAAGCCTATAACTCGGTGACATACCGTGTTCAGGTGTTCTGCACCGGGGATGACAAACGTGCGCAGGCACGGGCCATTTTCAAAACGGTGTCGGATGTGTGTTGGGATCTGAACCTGATGCGCAAGACCTATACGACGCTGCCGGATGTGTACAACAGCAGCATTTACCAGATAACCGCTACCTTTGAAGCGGACATACGACACGATGGAATGATTTTTAGGAGGTAATGAGTATGGCAATTTCGACATATCTTGCAACCCTGAAATGGGGCGAAACGGCTGATTCGGTGGCTAAGGTCATCGATATCAAGGATTTCCCGGATCTGATGGGTGAACCGAACATGCTGGAAACCACAACCCTTTCGGATGCGGCCCAAACGTTTATCCCGGGTATCAAGTCCATGGACTCCATGGCCTTTACCTATAACTATACGAAGGCTGATTTTGAGGCGGTCAAGGCGGATGAGGGTAAGCCCCTGTTCTATGAACTGGCTTTCTCCGATGGCAGTGCCTTTGTATGGCAGGGCAGCCACACAGCAACGCTGCCGGGTAAGGGAGTGGATGAGGTCATTGAGGCCGGTATTTCCATTGCACCGAGCACGTCGGTTGAGCTGAAGGCTTAACCATACACGAAGAACGGCAAGCGTGGGGATATTCCAAAGTGGAACAGGAGGGCGTGACGATGCTAATTAAGATTTTTGTCTTAGTTGCCAGCTTTTGCCTGATGGGGCTGGGCGTGTGGCTGTGTGTGGAAAACGAAACGCCGTGGTGGATAACTTTGTGGATCCCAGCAGTATTTGGCTTAGTGATTGCCAGTGAGGATAAGTGACAGGGGAGCTTCCGAGCTTAAGACAGCATAACTGTATGATGATGCAAGAGCACCAGTGATGACATTTCAAATTCACAAAAAACAGGAGGACAAAAAAATGAGTATTTTAAAAATCGCGTATAACGGCAAACAGTATGACCTGGGCTTTACCCGCAATGCGGTGGTAACGATGGAGCGCAACGGCTTCAATATTCATGAGATTGCCGATAAGCCCATGACCATGATCCCTATGTTCTGGGAGGGTGCCTTTATGGCCTATAACAAGGGCGTCAAGCGTAATGTCATGGACGAAATCTATCAGAACATCCGTGACAAGCAGGGCCTGATTGAGGCATTGACAGAGCTGTATGCAGAAACGCTGAACACGCTGACGGATGAACCTGATGAAGCAAAGGGAAACGCGACTTGGGAGATCGTGCGCTAACAGAGGGCGAGACGGTCTCCCCCAGAGCGATTTTCGATGAAGCGTTTCCGTACTATCTGGCCATTGGTATGACGTATGAACTGTTCTGGGATGGCAGGCCTGAGCTTGCCATCTCATACAGAAAAGCCGATGTGCTAAGGCAGCAGCGCACAAATAACGACGCCTGGCTGCAAGGTGCGTATTTTAGGCTGGCCGTAGCGTCCACACTGGATAAAAAGGCCAAGTATCCTAAAGCGCCGTTTGATTTGGGTGTACCGAATAAATCTGGTATGACCGCCAAGCAAGAAAAGGCCAAGGCAGCGTTCGAAACGTTTGCCCAGCGATTCAATCAAAAAATGCACTCCGATGCGACGCAAAGGGGTGATATGAGTGAGTACGCAGATAGATAGTCTTTCCATCAAGATAGAAAGCAGTTCCAAGGATGCCAGCTCGGCCATTGACCAGCTGACGAAATCTTTGCAGCAGCTGAAAAACGTGGGCGGACTGGCGAATATCGAAAAGAGCCTTAAAAAGATTGAGGAAGCTGTGAGCAAGGGTTTCAAGAAAATCCCTACCCACTTTACACAATCGGCTAAGGCAGCAGATACCTTTGCCAAGTCCGCCAATAACGCAGCAGCCAGCACAAAGAGCCTGGGCAGCTCACTCAGCGGTACGACATCCAATCTTATCAGCTTCATCGCCAATACGGCAGGTATCTACACCCTGGGTCAAGCCCTGGCAACAGCCTTGTCTGCTGCCCGTGAATGGGATGGTATCTCCGCTCGTTTCGCTGAGGGCTTTGGTGATCAGGTGGATGAAGCCTACGCCCATGTGCAAAAGCTGTCCAACGAACTGTACATCAATGACCAGGCGTTCATGCAGTACAGCTCTAACTTTGCCACTCTGGCACGAGGCTTTGGTGTTACGGAATCTGCTATTGCGGATATGTCACTGGGCTTGACACAGTTGGGTTATGACATCTATGCGAAAAACAATGACTTCTACACCTTTGAAGAAGCCATGAACGCTGTGCGATCTGCCATCGTGGGTGAAGTTGAGCCTATCCGTCGTGCCGGTATTTCTATCATGGAATCTACACTGAAAGAAACGGCTGCGGCCAACGGTATTACCACCAGCGTGGAAAACATGACTGAAGCACAAAAGGCATTGCTTCGCTATAAGGCCATGGTGGATCAAGCCTATGCATCCAGTACCGTAGGCACCTACATTCAGGAGCTGAACACGGTGGAAGGTTCTTCCCGTGCATTGGGCCAGCAGCTGAAAGGCCTGGCACAGACCATCGGTTCGGTGCTCATGCCGATTGTCGCAGCGGTTATGCCGTACATCCAGGCATTTGTAGCCCTGGTAACCATGGCCATTCGAGCCATTGGTAGTTTGTTTGGCATCAGTGTAAAAGCACCTACCTGGTCAAGTGGGATGAAATCTCTGTCTGACAGTGCAAGCAACGCTACCAAAGAAGTAGACAAAACCAAAGATGCCCTGGGCGGGGCAGGTAAAGCCGCCAAGAAGCTCAAGGATTATGTCATGGGTTTTGATGAACTGAACGTCATTAAACCCCAGGATAACTCCGGTGGCGGAGGAGGCGGTGGTGGTGGCGGTGGTATTGGTGATCTGGGACTGGATATCGACAGCCTGTGGACAGACGCCATGATTGAAGCCGCAACCATGAAGGCCGAAAAGATTGTGGAAGATGTGAAGAAGTTCCTGCAACCGCTGAAAGAAGCCATCCTGGATATTGACTTTCAGCCTCTTATCAAGAGCGCGAAACGCTTGTGGGAAGCGCTGAAACCTTTTGCTGCAACGGTAGGTCTTGGCCTGTACTGGTTCCTGGTGGAAGTGCTGGTGCCCCTGGCGGGCTACACCATTGAAAACATTATTCCGGCATTTCTTAATGCGCTGGCCGCAGCTCTTGAATGGGTGACGCCGCAGCTTCAGGAATTTGGCATGTGGCTGGTTGCGAATAAGGATCACATTGCCCAGGTGGCAGTGTATGTGGCAGCCTTCTTTGCGGCTTTCAAGGTTGCAACGGTGTTGAAAACCGTGGTTCCGACCATTACCACTTTCTTCGCTTCTCTCAAGGGGGCAACCGGAATTTTCGCAACCGTTAAGACCGCCATTGCAGGCCTCCTGGTGAGGGTGCAGGCGCTGATCATTGCCTTTAACGCAGGCGGTGGTGGACTGGGTGGTGCGCTGGCAGTTGTCAGAACCCTGTTTAGTTCCTTTGGAGCTGTACTGCTGAATGTGTTGAAAACCGTGTTCTCTCCCTTCACGGCGGCAGTCGTTGTCATTGCGTCTACAGCCATGGTGCTGGCGGCTAACTGGGACAAGGTGGTTGAGGTCTTTAAGGGCTTCATTGAAAAAATTGATCTTGCCGGTAAGTTTGAGGCCATTAAAACAGCCTTGGATCCGCTGATGGAAAAGCTGGCCGGAATGCAAGATCTGTTCACGGTGATTGGCACCATCGGTGCTGCGGTTTTAGCGGCTGCCATGGGGCTGGTGGGTGGTGCCTTCAACATGGTCGTTTCCATGATCGCGCCGCTGATTGACGCTATTGGCGGGGTCATCGACATACTGGCGGGGCTTGGCTCGTTTATCGTTTCGGTATTTACCGGCGATTGGCAGAAAGCCTGGGAGTCCATTCAACTCATTTGGGATGGCATCGTAGGATTGTTTGGCGGTTTGTGGGATGCTGTCGTTGCAGGCATCACGGCTTTTGTGGAAGGTGTGGTTAGCTGGTTCACCAGCCTGTGGGATACATTGGTGGGTCACAGTATCGTGCCCGATACCATCAACGCAATTGTCGAATGGTTCCTGTCCCTGCCGGGTTTAATCTTGGGTGCCATTGAAGAATTCGTGAACTCCGTTATCGCATTCTTCTCCTCTCTGTGGACAGATATTACTCTGGCTTGGGAGGGGGCAAGCGACTGGTTTGGTACATTGTTCTCAAATGCCTGGACTGCTATTGAAACGGCCTGGGCTTCGGTTCAGACCTGGTTTTCAGATTTGTGGGCCAATATCAGCGCAGTTTGGGAGCTAGTCCGCACCTGGTTCGGTACGCTGTTCACGGATGCATGGACGAGCATTACCAACGCTTGGGCTGATGTGGTGAACTGGTTTACCTCTAGGTGGGAATCCATCAAAACCGCTTTCTCTGCGGTACCTTCCTGGTTCAATGAACAGTTTACCAACGCCTGGACGAATATCCAGAATGCGTTCTCCAGCATTGGCACCTGGTTTTCGAACAAGTGGATCGCGGTTAAAGGCGTCTTCGCAGTTGTGCCGACCTGGTTTAACACGCAGTTTTCCAATGCGTGGACGAACATCCAGAATGTTTTCTCCGGCTGGGTGAAGTTCTTCTCCGACCTGTGGGAAAACATCAAGAAAACCTTTACCAACCTGGGAACGCAATTGGGTGACTCCGTAGGCTCTGCCCTGAAATCCGGCGTCAACAGTGTTCTGACCTGGATCGAAAACCAAATCAATAATGTCATTGGCATTATTAACGGTGCCATACGTACCGTCAACAAGTGGACGGGCGCGGGCATCGGTGAGGTTAAAAAGGTTGAAATTGCGAAGTTCGCTACCGGTGGTTTCCCGGAAGCCGGCCAGATGTTCATTGCCCGTGAGGCAGGGGCTGAAATGGTCGGTTCTCTGAATGGACGCACAGCCGTAGCCAACAATGACCAGATTGTAGAAGGTATTTCTCAGGGTGTATATGCCGCTGTGGTGGCAGCTATGTCCGAAAGCAGCGGCGGCAGCGCCAACGTAAATGTTTACCTGGATGGTAAGCAGATCACGGCAGCTGTTGAAAAGCGCCAGCGTGAACGGGGCGCAACGATTATGACAGGGGGTGTGACATTTGGCTATTGATCATCTTGTGACCGTTGCCGGGGTTGCACTCCCGGAGCCTTCCACATACAGCGGGAATACCTCTACACTGGTGGATTCAGCCCGTAATGTGGAAGGCATCATGATAGGTTCCGTCATAAGAGATGACGTGGCAAAGGTAGAACTGCAATGGCGGTACTTGACCGTTCAGCAGTGGGCCAGCATTAACCGATTGTTCAAGCAGTCAGCCGGTGGCTCATTCATCAATTCCGTGACATTCTTTGATCAGGCAGCAGGAACTTATGTGACCCGGCAGATGTACGTCAATGATCGCAAGGCTGGCATGTGGCGTCGCAATCCTGAAACAGGGGAAGTGATGGGATGGACAAACTGTACACTTGCCCTCATCGAGGTGTAGCCTATGATATCGACATCTGATGCTTGGAGAACAGCTCATCAACAGACCATCGTTCCGGAAGCATTCGTGGAAATCACCTACGATGTGACCGAACCGGGTTTGCAGGAGGATGCAACACTTACTAACAATGGCACTGCGGGATATGCACAAGCTGTGGATATTGTGGATACAACCAATAAGAGTCATCCCCTGTATGCGACTCTTGAAGAAAATGTGTGGGGACTGAATGGCAGTTTCAATGTTCTGCCGGATGCAGCACCCTATGGGGATACGGCCTATGTCAGCTCCATGCAAAGCGACAGCGATGGTACCTTTTCAAGCGTACCGGTTATAACCCTTTCCTTCTCAAGCGTTCGGGAACAGCCCATACCGGGCATCACCATTACCTGGTCAAGCGCATATGAAGAGTATGCCACCCGCTTTAGGATTACGGCTCTGAATGGTACAGCGCAAGTGTTCTCCCGGGAGTTTGAGAACACCACCGTACAGACGGTGTGTGAACTGGCGCTTGCTGAGTATACCGAGATTCGATTGGAGATATTGGCCTGGTGCCTTCCGTTTCATCGAGCACGATTGGAACGAATCTTCCTGGGCATTTCCCAAACCTATACCAAGGCTGATTTGTTTGCCTATACCCATTCCCAGTCAGGGGATCTGCTCAGTGCGGAGCTTCCTAAAAACAGCGTTCAATTCAGTCTGAACAATGTGGATGGCATTTGGAATCCAGATAACCTGACCGGCAATGTGAGGTTTCTTGCTGAACAGCAGAAAATCTCCATACGGTATGGGTACAAGTTGGACAACAACGTGGAGTGGATTGACGCCGGTACCTTCTGGATATCAGAGTGGGAAACCCCTTCCAATGGTTTGGAGGTACGCTTTGTGGCCCGTGACCTGCTGGAATTCATGTCAGATTTCTACGCAGGCAAACGTTCCGGAACCTTGTACGCCATTGCGGAAGCAGCACTCATCCAGGCAGAGTTGCCGGTCATGGGGGATGGCACACCTCGGTATAGGATTTCAGACAATCTGAAGGAATGGAGCGTAGATTTTTCCAATGATGATTCCGATTATACCCTGGCGGAAATCGTTCAGTTGTGCGCTAATGCCGCCTGCTGTGTGATGTATCAAGACCGCAAAGGTATGCTGCGTATTGAACCGCTCAGAGAGAATGCCAGTGGTTATGCGGTGAAACGGTATATCAGTTACGCACATCCCGAGTTTCATTTGACAAAACCATTGAAATCTGTATCGGTGAACGATGGCATGGGAACAGCTGAGAATGGGCCTGCCGGGGAAATTCAAACCCTGGATAACAGTCTCATTACCGATGAGATCATGGCCAACCGTGTAGCGGAATGGGTACGCAAGACCCTGGAAGGCAGACGAACCCTAAGCGGTGAATACCGGGCAGACCCATCGCTGGATGTATTCGACAAGATTGCTGTTGAAAGCAAGTATGGCATGAACAATGCCATCTATGTCACAAACATTGAGTACTCCTATGCCGGTGCTTTCAAGGGCAGATACGAAGGCCGCATCACGGAATTCAAACCTGATTTCTGGTTTGCGGGTGAATTGAAAGCGGGTGATTTCAAGGATGGCTAATCAGGTGTTGCAGATTCAAATTCAAACGCCGACCTTTTCTGTCAATCCCGTTAATATCAACGCTAAAACGATTCTCAGTGTCATCGTCAAGGAACTGACTGTCATGGTGGAACCTGAATTGATTTACAGCAATGAATTTAGAGCAGGCGAGGTGGAGTAAATGGCAATTTCTACTGTAAGGGCCAGGATAAACGGTACATGGCACAATCTGACATACGACAGCACCAACGGGGCATACAAGGCAACCATCACGGCACCCGGTGCAACATCCTTCAAGCAAACCGGTGGCTATTACAATGTGGAGATAGAAGCCACCAACACGGCGGGCACAACCTTTACCACAAACGGCAGTTCTCTTTCAGGCCTGCGATTGGTTGTTAAGGAAACCGTTGCACCGGTAATTACCATTGTTTCGCCGTCTTCCGGTGCGTATGTGACCAACAACAAGCCGCCCATCGTTTGCACGGTAGTGGATGAAGCCAACGGCTCCGGAATCAACCTGAGCACATTGTCCGTAAAGGTAGGAAGTGTGGAGATTCCCTATACCACCACTGCTATTACCAATGGCTATACGGTGACGGCAACGCCTACCACCGCTTTGACAGATGGTTCCCACACGATAACGGTCAACGTTAAGGATAACGATGGCAATGCAGCGGCGCAGAAGACATCCACCTTCAAGCTGGATACCACGCCTCCCACGCTGAATGTAACGGCACCCAGCAATGGGTTCATAACGAACGCAGCTGCGCTGACCATCCAGGGTGTTACGAACGATACCACAAGCAGCCCTGTTACCATTACCATCACCTTGAATGGCACGGCACAAGGCGCAGTGACCGTGAGTACCAATGGTAGTTTCAGCAAGGCAGTAACCCTTTCTGAGGGAGACAACACCATTGTCATTACCGCTAAAGACGCAGCCGGCAAAACCAGTTCTGTTACTCGCGTCGTAACGCTGGATACCACCGTACCCAAGGTTGTGAGCGCGTCCATCGCTCCTAATCCTGCCAATACCGGTGCAAGTATTGTCATTAGCGTGGTGGTCACATGAGTGAAGTAATTGCAGTCTATCTGCCCGGAAGCACCATCTATGTTTCCGGCACAGTAAACGGTGTGGATGTAACCTGGACGAATACTGAGGAAAATGTCTGGCAGGCAATCGCAGACAAAACCCCTGACGGTATATATGCCCTGCATTTGACGTTGGTAAGTACATCCGGCGCTACATCCACCGTTGGCATGACGCTCTATGCTTCTTTGAATCTGATTACAGACAGGACATTATCGGATGTGCAGCGTTGGCAGGAACTGAAAGACAAAGGTTTCGCCAATATGACAGCAGCTGAAAAAGCTGAATGGGCTGCCAACAAAGGGGCTTACAATTCTACGGATCTCAACCGCGTGGAAGCGGCTGTTCGTATGATTTCCGAAAAGCTGAAAGAGCTGCATATCCAGGTGGATGTTACAACGAAAAGTGACTGGGAGTTAACTGACCTACCGACAGTGAGCGACATGAACCGATACCTGGGCAATGTGAAGGCTCTTCGGAATGCAAGCAGCGGTTTGACTCTGGCACCACAACCACCCGATAGCATGGTACGCCTTGACTACATCGGTGCAAACAGGATTGAAGAAACGCTTCTGTATATCAATGCCTGGGCAGACGGCATGAAGGATTCTCAGAAGTATGCAGGCGAGTTTTATGGAGGTGAATGGTAATGATTAACGTGGTTGACCGTGTATCCACATACCCTGGCCGGGTGAAGCTTACCAAGGCTAACGGAACCATTGAATACGTGACTTGGGAACGTGCGGATGAACCGACCGTTCCCGGTACGCCCATTAACAAGGCGCTGTTTGACAGTATTGCTGCGGACATTGGATTGACAGCACCTGTTAATCTCTATGTTTCCGGTGCAGGCAGTGATACCCTGGGCAATGGTACTTCTGCCAATCCATACAAAACGATTAACAAAGCCCTCTCGGTGCTGCCCAAGAATTTGAATGGTAAGCGCGCATTTATCAGCATAGCCGCTGGCACCTATAACGAAGTCGTGACAGTTGATAGTTTTTCCGGCGGACGCATTATTCTTGGTGGCAATTCCGGTGCAGCTATAACGATTAGCGGGTTAGTAGTCAACAGCTGCAGAGTACTGGTGGATAACATTAGCCTAACGGTGGGTAGCAATGGTATTTTAATTGAATCTCAAGGAATGCTTTACGGTGCAAATAATCCGCCCATTACGGTCAATGGTGCAGCTGAAGGTGTGACTCTGCGCTATGGAGCAATGTTGGATTTGAACCGATTGACCATTAACAATGCTTCCATTCGTGCATTGCAGGTACAGTATGGTTCTACTGCCAGTGTTGGTACGTTGGCTGGTACTGGTAATAACATTGGTGTATATCTTTATAACAGCACTGTCTATGTGGTGGCCGCTTCCATTTCTGCAACGGTACAGGTGACCAATGATAATGGCGCTTACCACAACTAATTAACTCACAATACAAGGAGGGGATCGTCCAATGGCTACAGTAACCCACCTGGATGCGGATTACGTCTGCAC